TGAGCAGTTTTAACGGATGATGCAGTTTTAAAATCTACGATCTCAGGGCCACCTTCACCAACCAACTTCATACCAGAAGCATCTCCTCCAATTTTCCTACCTTCATATTTAAGTTTAAACTCTTCCACAACTTGTTTATCAGATTCATTTTGTAATCTAATTGTTTCTTGTTCAAATGCATCTAGTGCCTCTCTTTTTTCAATTCCTGCACCACCTCGGCTGGACATTGCCTGTATTTCTGCATACTCATCAGATGCTTTTCGATCCTGTTCAATTTGTTTCTTTCTCTCAATTTGATTGAAATTTCTTTCTTTTGTAACTTCTTTAATTCTTTTATCCTCCCCTTTAAACTTATCAACTACTGCTTTCTCTTCATCTGTCAACTCACTGTACTTTAATTTGGTCTTTTTACCATCACGCATCACTTTATATCTTTCGCCAAAGACACCACTGATATGTGCCTTTTCAACACCTTCCTCTTTCATGGCCTCTCTATTTTTCAGTCTTGCCTCTTGTGCCTCTTTACCTCCACGTAACCACCTGAATATGGATGAAGCACCCATAATAACTCCAACAACTGCTGCTACAGCTAATGCTATTTTTCCTACCACTACTGCGACACCAGCAATAGCAGCTACAACACCAGCAATCGCACTACCTATGGCAACAATTGGGCCTACTATTGCAATAGCTGCTATCACACCAATACCACCAAGAACCCATTTCCAATGTTTTTTGATAAAATCAAAGAATCCATTTAATTTTTGAAAAATTTCTGGGTTTGAAAGATAATCAAAGATTGCAGTTCCCCCAATACCAATACCAATAGCAGCAACAGCATTTAAAAGTTTGTCAAAAATACTTTGAACTGGTTGAACTATACCTAAAGATCTTTTCCCTATTTTCTCTCCAGTTTTTTTACTTGATTCAAGACCTTTCTCTTCTTCTTTCTGTGCCCTTTTACTCTCTAGTTCCTTAAGTTTATTAGTTTTATCTTCCTCACCTTTAATTCTATCATCATAATCTTTTTTGATAAAGTCAGCAATATTAGTTAATACAGAACTTATTTCTGATATTTCATCCTTTTCTTTTTTGTGGTTTGTCTTATGTAATTTCTGTATCGAAATTATCTTTGTTATTTTTTCTGAATTTAATTTAACCTTTTCCTCTAATTTTAACCCCATCTCTGGTGGAGGTAACAATTTTGATGGTTTAATTTTTGCTTTCTTTGCTTCCCTTGCATCTATATCTGCTTTTATCTCCTCTACAGATTGTTTAGATTTTCTTCTCTTTGCTGTTCTTAATTTACCACCACTCTTTACTGCTTCCTTTAAACTTTTTACATATGTATCAGTATTTTCATCAGTGAAAACACTTTTCATATTCGTAACATTTAATTTAGGTAAAATTTTCCCAGCCTTTACACCCTTCGACACAGCACTAGCAATTTTAGCACCTTTAACTGCCTTAGATGCTACTACTGCTCCTTTTGCTGCTGCTGCGATGACGGGTAATGCCATTATGAGTTACGTTGTTGTGCTTTTAGATTTTCTTCTTCTATGTGTTGTTTCAACAGAGTCACATACACATCTCTTTCCCAAGGCATCATATTCTCTATCTCTGTCAAAGAGTATTTATGATGCTGAATCAATGCAAAATTTACTTTATAGTATGACTCTAGACTCATATGAGCCATACCTAACTGAAAAAACTGACCAGTCCCTCCAGTACCACCTCAGATTCAACACCAGTTTTAGGGTTCTTTACCTTCAATGTGTGAGTCAATTTAGGCATAGTTCTAAAAAATTCTTCAACCTCTTTAAACTGTTTTGTATTAAGTTGATCAATAAATTCATTAAGTTCTTGTGGTGTGCTTTCAGATGCATCCCAACTCTCTTCCTTATCGTAAATCATATCAATACAAGTTGATAACATTGATAGAGCCTGAGAAACATTTGTTTCAGCGTTATCAAAATCAAAATTGTTTTCAACAAATTGATCAATCGATGGATATTTCAATTTCATAGAGTATTGATCATCGAGTTTGACAATCAATTTATGACCTTTATCTTTTTTAACTTTAATATCATCAATATTAATTGATGTCTCAACAGTAGTTTTACCATCGTCTGGACAAGTAACATTAACTTCAACAGTTTCACCAACTGATTTTGATCTCACATTAAGAAATAGATATTCAATATCAAAAGTAGGAAGTTTAGACACCTCCACATTCTTTGTAAGTAAACAATCAGATATAATTTCAACTATGGCATCAGTAATTTGTTTTTGATCTCCTGATTCCATCGCAAGAACTAATATCTTTTCTTCACGAACAAGAAATGGACGATACCTAACTTTCTTATTATTAGAAGGCAGAGTCAATTCATGTGTTGGGGTATTAATCTTTGGTAATGGCATGATATTTTATTCAGTGCTTTATTTATAATGTATTATACAGTATTTTTTACTATATGTCTACTGTCTTAGGTTTATTTGAGTTATATTTCTCAGTAGATGATTCAGAACTCTGAAATATATTAAAAATAGATGATAATATACTTGGTTGTCTTCTTTTTCTATTTACAATATATCGATCATAATTGAAACTGACAGATACTTTTAGTAAATCAGCTGTGCCATACGTGACAGGAACCGGAGTTATTGATTTTGGAAAAGCATTGATGAATTGATATGTCAACGCTTGATCAAGATTCTTTTCAAATTTAGAAATATACATTGATGATACCTTATAATTATCAGGATATCTTAGACGACGATAGAATGGTTTTTGCAAATCTCCTACTTCAGTTTCAGCACCACTGGTAATATAATCCATCCAACCTTCAAATATACGAAGTAAGGTATAATCTTTATCAATATAAAAAGAGAAATCTATATCTGTATACAATCTTGAATGTGCAAACTCCTGTGGAACACCCATAAAATTATCTTTGACCTCTGCAGTAGCCAATGCACTTGCTGGTAGTGATGCATCGAAACACATAATTCCCATCTCACGAGAGATAAAATCATCTGCATTAACTATACCTAAATTATTTCTAAGGTAATTTACAATGCTCATATTAAATCCAGCAAAGTGAACTTGATATTGATTATTTAATGATAAGTTGCCAAATTTAAGTTTGGCATCTGACATTGTTATTTTTTGTACTAGTGACACACTAAATACCTATATGACTTTGTTTTTATATATTTATGTCATATAAAGGGAGATATTTACCATCGTACCCCCAAAAGTACAAAGGTAATCCTTCAAACATCATTTATCGTTCACTTTGGGAGCGAAAATTCATGGTTTTCTGTGATTTAAGTGAAAATATAGTTGAATGGGGAAGTGAAGAGATTGTAATACCATATCGCTCTCCGATTGATAATCGTATCCATAGATATTTTCCAGATTTTTATGTTAAACTGAAGGAGACTACCGGTAAAATAAAAAAATATATTATCGAAGTCAAACCTAAAAAACAACTTAAACCCCCTGTCAAACCAAAAAGACAAACAAAAGGATACCTTCGTGAAGCATATGAATATGCTCGCAACCAAGCAAAATGGCATGCAGCAGTTGATTATTGTAAAGATCGTTTGTATGAATTTAAGGTCATGACGGAGGATGAACTCGGAATCAAATGAATCGTATTAGTCCAGTATTAGATCGTTTAATCGGAATTGAAGATCCTGATGAATTAATGGTCGAAATTGAAGAAGTCATTAGTGACAGTGTATCTGCTCCACAAGCAGGTCAATTTTTTATGTTTTCATACTCACCATCATCAAGTGGTAGATATGATGCAAATCCCTTAGTTGCAGTCACAGATGTATACTCTTGGGGATTTCGTGGAACTAATTTTCATCATGGTGAAGCACGGTCTTACTCCTTCTCAAATGTAATTGGAAACACATATCGTGTCTATCCTGAAGAGATTACAGACCTTCAGGCTTTACCTTTTGGTAGAATGCGTCTAAATAGTTAAAAAATAATATAAATGTCAGAAATAAGGAAGATCGATCCTACACAATTTGATAATAGGAGAAATCAAACAAAAATAAGAAAGATTGATCCAAAGCAATTTGATCATAGGAGAGGAACTGGGACAAAAAGTGAAAATAATAACTCAACAAAAGGTCAGGCACCTGCAAAGTCTCAGCGTCGTGGTGGAGTGTTACGATATCCCCTTGAAGCATTAACTGGCACAACTGATTATTTACAAATAAATATAATCGAATATAAGAGACAACCTAATCAATTTACTCGTCCTACTGGATTTGGTGCAAATACTTTGAACAGTGCAGTTGGTGGAACAACATCAGGATCACTCGCCAGAAAGTCTGTTATCAATGATGGATCTATACTTTTACAAGTGCCATCAAATGTGCAAGATGGTAATGCAGTTAACTTTGGTGATAGTAGCATGAACACGATTGTTGGTGCTGCTGCAGGAGTTGTCGGTAATGTCATGGGATCTGGTGGTCAGGCAGTCGCAGATATGGTAAGTGGTAAAAAGTCTCTATCAAAGGGACTGGGTGATTTTGGATCTGATGTAAAAAGTGATGCTCAAAAGAGATTTGAAAATAGTCAAGGTTTGGGTGAAGCTGCTCAAAAATTCATGAATGCGCAACTTACCTCATCTGCACTCGGTATATTTGGTGGTAATGTTTCTGCACAACAATTACTTGCAAGACAGTCAGGTCAGATATTCAATCCTAATTTAGAATTATTATTTGATGCTCCAACTCTTAGAAGTTTTACATTTTCATTTAAGATGACTCCAAGAAGTGAACAAGAAGCAAGACAATGTAAATTAATTATTCGCTCATTCAAACAGAACATGGCACCAAAAGCAAATCTTGAAGGTGGTCAAGTAGGAGGGACTGGTATATTCTTAAAATCTCCAAACATATTTGAACTAAGTTATAGGAAAGGAAATCGTGATCACCCATTCTTACATAAATTTAAACAGTGTTTCTTGACAAACTTCTCTGTCAATTATACAGCAGAGGGAACACATACTACATATGATGATGCAACACCAGTATCGATGACAATGGATATGACATTCAAAGAGATTGAACCAATTTATGATACTGATTATAAAGATGGCGACAATTCAGTAGGATTCTAACATGGGATATTTCAGAGAGTTACCAACATTACGCTACCCTTCTTTTCTAAGTGATAAGAACTCATCACTTGATTATGTTGATGCAAAGAATTTATTTCGTCGTGTTAAACTAAGAGAAGACTTACAAAGTATTATCACACTTTTTGATAGGTATGAGATACCAGAAGGATTTCGTCCAGATAATGTTGCAGAAGAATTATACGGTAGTGATGGTCTTGACTATGTTGTGGTTGTATGTGCAGGTATTGTCAATATTCGTGATGAATGGCCTCTCTCAAATGCAGATTTATACGAATACTCAGTAACCAAATATGGACTGAGTGGTCTAACTGACATCAAATATTATGAAACAAAACAAGTCAAAGATACAAGTGGTAAGATAATACTTAAGAAGGGAAAGAGAGTTAATCAAGATTTTAAAATAGCATACTATGATGGTGGTATCACATATACAAATGATTTAACAAAACTTGGAACTAATGTATCAAGTATTGATAATCCTGTAAATGCAATATCTAATTATGAATACGAGACTATAAGAAATGAAGAGAAGAGAAATATATTTGTTCTAAAAAGAGGATACTTACAACAGTTCTTAGATGACTTCAAAGAGATTATGATTTATGATGAATCAACTCAAAGAATTGATGATAATACTGCACAGACAGAAAATTTAAATATATCCATGCCATAAAAAAAGGGGTCGTGAAACCCCTTGTAGTTATTTTAAAATAAGATTTAACCATGCTGCAATAACCAACAAGGTTAAACAGGTCTGATTATATCTCATTAATTTTCAGCAAGTCGTTGAAAATAAGATAATGTATCATCATCTTCAATTTCACTTGAAGTTGAAGCAACAGATGAAACTGTTTCTCTTGTCTCTGCGACAGGAGTTGTCTCATACTCTTCTTCTCGGACTTCTGAATCTTGAGCGGCTGGTCTAGCACCTCTCT